CAACCGTCACGGCTGGTTTACGTTGGCGCTCGCTCATTTGGCCTACTTTCGTGTCATGGGCATCCCTACATGCATTAATAGCGAAGTCTTGATTGCTGTCTTTGTGAGTCAATGCGTAATGGGCGCAATCTAACGCCTGATCCTTTAACTTTATCGCTGCCCGTGCGGAGAATAACTCTGTTCGCATGGCCTTGGCTTTATCATAAGCATCCAACGTCATTGCTTCCGCCTGCTCACGGCGTTGGCGCTCGGCGGCGAGTCGCCTTTTCGGCTTCCACGTTAGGCGCACCGTTCTCATCTCATGTTAATAACTCCCTCCCCCGTGCCTTCTCCTCTTTGGGAGCTGTGTATCACTCATCGGACAGCCTCCATGTTGACCACCTTGCGTTCGCCGCCCTCCATCAGCAGTCCCGCAAACTTTTTCTCCACCAGCGTTTCGTAAACCGTGCGGCCCTTACTGTCTTGAGCAAACGCCAGGAACACCTGTTCCATGGTGACCTGGCCCGTTTCAAGTAGCGCAAGCTGTGCTTCCACCCAGTCTTTGAGGATTCGCCATGCTACCCGGCCGGCTTGCTGCCGGTCGGGACGCGAGCGCACCCGTTGCTTAATTAGGATCTTTTCCACTGCTTCAACTTTGGCCGGTAGCCGGAATGCCATGGGGCCGAATTGAGTGTCGATCCGAAATGATAACCCAATCAGTTCGCCGGTGCCGCGCTGATATTCATGCAGGATTTGCCATGCCCCAGCCTTGGCCAGTTTGGACTGGATCTCAGCTACAGTCTTGTCGGCTGATATGGTTGTGGTGTAATTGAGTAATGGCATTTAATAAGAACCTCCGCCCCGCCAGCTATAGGCATCTTCTCCGATGTAATCCAGCCCGGCCAGTGTGGCGTAGCGGAGCACGTCGATGGGATCCTTGCACGCGCCGTGCTGCTTATCTTTCCCCGTCCACTCGCGCAGGCTATAAATCGTGTTCGCGCAGTTGCGCGAGATAAAGAGCTTCGGCTCATTCAACCTGGCCAGCGTTTCGGAAAATTTGCCCAGCGCCACCTCGCCATCGTAATCCAGTTTATCGTTTATGAGCCCTGTCCCTTCCGCGATCTCCTTGCCGCTGGCCGCCAGGAACTCCATACCCAGTTCGCTCAGTTGCTCGATGTGGGTGGTAGATCCTTCCTTGGTCACCGTGGGGTTAGCCGCGTAACGCGAATCCATCCACCGTTCCTGGATGTGTTCCTTCCCTTCCAACCGCAAAATCTCCTGGATATACCGCTCCAGCCCAAACCCAAACGGCGATTGCGCCGGCCCGCGCACGCCGTCCGCCGGTTGCCCTGGCAGGGTCCAGGGTCCCGGGTCGCCTATCCCCGGTATGTAGGCGCCCGGGTGCCCCGTCGATGGCCATTCACGATAGACATACCATCGCCCTCTTGGGTCAATCCTTACCCAAATCATAAACCAATTCCGCCCGTCGCACGGATCCACCACTATGAAGTTGGTCCCCTGCCGCGGGACCCGCTCCGGTTCCACCACGTGCACCGCATCACTAAACTTCGGAAACTGCTGGGTGCTGGTGGTAGTCAATATGCCGTAAACACGGGAAAGAATCTTCGCCCGCGTAGCGCCCCGGTAAGCACGATAGAAGCGTTCCTTCCCAAAGAGCGGCAACCGGCCAGCCTTAGTCCGCTGCATCGATCCGTCATAACCAAAGTAAGGGTTATCGGTGATGTGAAAGTAAACGATGTTCGCCCGCTGGTTCCCATCCGTGCCGGGCCCCGCCACCTTTATCCGCGGCACCTTCTCGTAACCAATAATTTCAAAATCAGCGGCGGACCCACTTACGATACTCGCTTCACGGCTCGCGCCGGAAACCGCCGGCTCTGAGTTTTGTCCGCTACTGGGTCCGCCTTTTGGTGCGAATGTCTCTCGACGTTCTAAAAGTTTTTCAGCCGGCGATCCCGCAGCTGCGGGATCCTTTTGTGCAGTGGGCATCGGGTTCCTTCCGGCTGAAATTCCTGAATCTTTTTCATCCGCAGATTTACACAGATTCTCAGAATCCTCTTTCCCTAATCTGCGGAAATCGGGGCCGAGGGAATCTGCGGATAACTTCTTCGGCCGCTTAATCGGGAGGAGCTCCGCGTCCACCTCAAACACCGTGCGCGCGCCGCGCTCATACTCGTTCACCACGGCCGTGTAATTCTCATCGATCGCCGTAAAAGTCACGATGATGATGCCGCCCCGGTCGATCATGCGGCCGCGCAACGTGCGCAGGAGCTCGATGTTGCGCAGCTCATCCAGCCAGATCGCGTCGAGCTGGTCCCCTTCCACGTTCTCAACATCCTGCTCATAATTCTTAAACCAATGCTGCGACCCATTGGGTAACACGAAGCTTTGCTCCGCAAACCCCGTCTTTTGCTTGTAAGAAATGTTGAGCACCGCGCCCATCCGCGCCTTGCCGGTGTTCGCTGCCAGCTTCTTAATCTCGAGTGGCATATACCGCCAGAAAATCGGTTGCTGCCGCGCAATCGAAATCGGGCCCGTATCCGCAAAACTCCAGGTGCGCGCATTATCGCGCGCCCGTAAAACCTTGTGGATCTTCTTCCCGCCATACTCACTTTTAGATGAGCGATTCGCTCCGGCAATATAAATCTCCGGCGCGCCGGCGATCTCCTTCGGCACATCCACCAGCGGTGGAGACGGCTCGCCCTCGAGCCGTTGGGCCAGTTTCTCCAGCCGGCTCACGTCCAGGATGATCGTGTTACCGTCTACCAGCAGATCGTCTACCAGTCCCCACATCGGCGGCTCAAACCCGCACGTAAACGGATCGCTTTTCTCCGCCGCCATCCGCCGCGCCCGTTCCTCCAGGTAAGCCCTGGTCTTTTCCTCCCCGTTACGAAGGCACCATTCCGCGGTCGGCAACGGCAGGATCGGGTGTGGAGCTAAGCCGGTCATTATCAGGGCCTTTTCTCTCTCTGCTTCATCATGGCTTCGGCTATGTCATAGGCCAAGAGCGCGAGGGTCTCGATCGAATCCGGCTCTGCGTCTATGCCCGTAAAGGCCAGGATCCCTTGCATGGCGCGCGCGGCAAACTCATCTTGCGCGGACCAAGGGGACGGCACCGCAGGAAAGGGCTCCTCTGGCGCCGTGCCTTCGGGTTGTCTGTTACCGCGTTCTGGTTCTACGTGGCTCATTTTTTGTCTCCTTTAAACCGCGCTTTCATCCGCAACCACCAACTCCGCCGCTCCAGCCTGCGCAGCTCCCGCCTTATCGCCCGTAGCTGCTTGTGATGTTGCGCACGGTAAAGCCCCAGGTTTTCGCTTATGGTCGGTTCACTCACTTATGGCCTTAAACTTCCGATGAAAGCTTCAATTTCGGTTTCTGTTTTGATCGTGGCCAGAATCTCTTTGCAAGCCGCGTCCACTACTTTGTGCGGATTGATTAAATCAAACCACAAAACCAAACGCCCGTCTGTAATTCGGTATCGTAGCTTCGCGCTCACTTTATAGCCCGGGCCGCCATCGAAAATTACAAGGCCAAGCGCAAACAACGCCGGAATTTCCAGCTCGCCGTTGCCGCCGGCGCGCCCCGTTGTCTGGCTTGCGTATCGTAATTGGTGATCGCCATTTTCCAGGCGCACACCGCTCTTAAATTCCACTGAGGTTTTCGCTTCAAGCGTCTTTGCAATTTCGAGCATTTGCGCTCCGCTTGGCTCCACCACATCGCCACTGTTATCCTCCACAAATTCCGCGAATTGTTCCTGGTTCATGTGGGCACGATTGGCTGCCAACCACCTTTGCCATTCGACACTCAGCGCGGGCGAGAGCGTAAGCTTATGCTCGCACCAGCCTGGCTTACCCTCCTGCGCTTCGTGATAATCCAGAATCGCGTTAAAGGACGCGCGGCCGCTCTCCTTATCGATGGATGCAAATATCCGCGTCTTACCGCCAAAGGCTTTAACGTAACGAATGAAGCTGTCTAGCTCGCTCACCTGCACGTTGCCCTTAGCTCTTACCGGAAATTCTCGCAGCTCATCGAGCACTTGCAGCCGCGCGCCCTCCGGCAATACGGCGTATTCGCGGCCGGCTTCAGTTTTTGTAACACCTCCCAGCGCCATCCCGGCCTCTAGGGCTGCCTCCACGTTAGACTTATCCATTGGCCACCTCCTTTAGCTCGGCGGCCTTTGCGCCGCCCTCCACCGAACGCAGCTCAAGTTCCCTTTGGTTGGGATCGCGCCGAAGCAAGGTGTTCTCCTCGCTGGGATAAAACAGCGTAGCCGAACGCATCGGCTGCGGCACCGCCAGCTTGATTACGTCGCTGACGAAAAGCTGCGATACGTCACCTGCTATAGCCGGCGCGATTTTTAATTGTAGGGTCAGCGTCCCTGCCTTCCCTGTTTCTTTGACCGCGCCGACCAATTCGGCGAGCCGTTCCGATAGTTCATTCACGCCGCGCCCCGAACGAAGCTCGTTCAAGGTCGAAATGAATGAGTTTTTTATATGTTGGTTTTTCATGAAATCCCTTCTCATTTGTTTTCCTGCCTTTCATCCTCCCTGTTGCTCCAGATTTTTTTTGTCACGTTTTCAAAGCGCGTCATCTCATCCACAAAGCGCAACCGGATGTTATTCACCGGCCCGTTGCGCTGCTTGGCCAGGATCAATTCGGCATACTCCTCGATCTGATTGCTGCGCTCGACTTTTTGATCCTCGGTCAACCGCTCATCATCCTTAGTTTCTTCCCATAGATCCTCGCCACCCGAGCTTTTCAGGTGCAACAGCTTTGCCAGCTTGTTCTTTTCGCCCTTTAGCCCTTCATTTTTCGGGTGCTGTATATGCCGCGACGGCCGCCACAACAGCAGCACAATATCGGCATCCTGCTCGATGGACCCGCTCTCGCGCAGATCGCTCAGCTTGGGTTTCCCAAACTCGCGGGTTTCGGCTTCCCGGTTAAGTTGCGCGCAGCAAATAATCGGGATTCCCAGCTCTTTCGCCGTCGCTTTCAGTGACGCCGAAATCTCCGTGATCTCCAGCCAGCGCGCTTCCTGCGAACGTTTGCTTGGGGAGTGCATCAGTTGCAGGTAATCCACCACGATCGCTTTTACTCCGTAGCGCGTCCGCATGAGCCGGGCACGCGCCTTAAAGCTGGCGATACTCAGTGCCGGCGAATCGTCTATCCACAACGGCGCGAAAATAATTTTGCGCATCCGCTCGGGCACATCTTGAAAATTTGTCCCACTGGCAAACCCCTTCCGAAACTGTTTCAAAT